TCATTTCCAGAGTTTAGCTGCCACTGCTGCGACTGCACCTGCAACTGCTCCCATCGCTCCAGCCGCTCCCGCTGAACGCCAAGAAGTTTCTTCGAGCTTGGTGATTCGTTCATCGTGCTTCTCAGCGGTGGCTAGGGCGCGGTCAAGCTTGTCGCAGTTGGCAATCTGCCGCTCCTCAATCCGCGCAACCATCACTTCAAGTTTATCGATCACAGATTACCTTTCGGCCATTCAATAACATTAGCAGCAAGCTGGTCAATTGTCTGGCAAGCGTTGATGGCAGATTCAGATAAGTCAGAGACGGAACGGATCGCAGCGCGGTCAGCAAGGGTTTTAGCGTCCACAACCTTGCCAGTCTCCGAGGCGCGGACAACCATCCAGTCAGTGGCGGCAAGCAGACATCCTGCGGCAACCTTCACCTGTGCAATCAACTCAGCCTTCTTCGAGTCCAAGTCCTTCGGAGTTGCAGAGAACGTGCCGTTGCCGTTATCCGTAACCCAGAAGAACCGCTCGTCAGGCCGGGGCTGCTCGACAACCTCAGAGATGCCGATAGCAGCTTTCTCATCCGCGCTGGCGTGACGCAGCCAGTTCGCGGGGTACTGGATGTCAGCGTGAGTAAACGCTGTGTCGGGTGAGATTAACTTTCCGTTTAGTAGGAGCATAAGTTATTTCGCGTTAGCGTATTTAAATGGGGATTCAGCAAAAGCCATGAAGATGTAGGTTAATCCAGAGCTATTAGCCGCTGAAGTGTTCAGCCTGACCTTGAATCCGTTTGAAAGCATATCAACACCGTTCGCGTCTGCCGCATCCGCATCTGAGGTATTGGAGCATAGCGGAGTTACGTTTTCGTTGTTTGGGTACCTAGATGAGTCCCACGTCCTCCAGTTGTTTCCACCACCAGAAGCGTTCTTCTGCATAACAAACCGTGGCCTAAACCCGCAGTCAATAAACGGGCCGTCAGCAGCCCCGTTGCCAGTGTACGACCCAAACTTGCTGAACCCAGCAACGTCTGCCCAGAGGTAGGCGACATAGGAATCGCCGGATTCATTAACCGTTTGATTGCTTGAGCTTCCATTTTGCAAGCGAAACGTAGAAGAGGTATGAGCAGTTCCAATTCCACCATAAGAAGTACCTGAAATAGCAAAGCTGGCCGAAGTATCAAAATACATATTGTGGCCAGAAGTCATGCTCGTATGCCAGAGGCTCCAGTTGTTATTAACTCCGTTTGAGCTACGGTCTTTTACGATTATGAATTTAGGGGCAACACCAAGAGAGTGCGCCACATCGCGGTTACTGGCTATGTCGCCAGTGTACGTCACAATGTCAAACCCAGCAGACACAGACTCATCCCAGCACCAGCCAACGTAGGTCGCAGCCGATGTGTTAACTTTAGCGAGGGTGTTAACCGTGAACCCAGTTGCGTTAAATGCCGTGAGTCCGGCATCGGATGTCGCCTCCACGTCGGTATTGTTCGACTCAAGCCGTGCTTGCGATCCGCGAACGCTGTCGTACAGGGCGTGGTTGGTGGACACAGAGCGCGACTTAATCCATACAAGGTCAGGGTTGAATCCTAATCCCGTAATTGACTGGCTGCTTCCCGTTCCCGTGTAGAGCTTCGCATCAAACGCCGTGCTGGGAAGGACGATGGTTGGAGTAGATAGGTTCTGGACGCAGAGTGCTTTGTAGCCGGAAGGGGCTGTGTAGGTGAAAGCGCGTTGGCCGAAGTTAGATGATGTGGCCCCAGTAAGTACATAAGGAAAAGGCTGGCCTACGACAGCAGCCGATATTGTTGTCCATGACGAGCCGTTAATGGTTGATTCAAGTGTCGTCGTTGACGATGCGTACCTAAATCCCCTAGTCACGCCAGATGCAATAGCGGTGGTATATGCTGTTCCAGCGGAGTTAATGATTCCTCCAGCCGCTGTAGCACTTGCTGTGGATTCCCAGTACCAACTACCAGATGTGATGTCGAATGTTCCTTGCGCTGCCCCTGTAGCGTCCAGGTTACCATTGGTGATCCCTGACGCGCTTGGGATGATAGAGTTTAGCGTACAATAATTCCCCCTCACCTCGCCACCCGCGCCTGTATCGCTCCCATACTGCGTCGGCGTGTCAGTTAGGGAGTCGTTGCCAACGCCAGCAGTGACGCTCAGGTTAGTAGGTGTGAAGTTGTTGCCGTTGCCGCTGCTGTCAGCCCCTAGAGTAGCCGCTGTTGCCGCCGAGTTGTCGGAGAAGTTGAGCTTGAAACCAGTAGTTCCGTAGGCTCCTGAGTATAGCTTAGGAACCCACTGTCCAGTGGTAGCATCCGTCTGTGCAAAGTCAGAAGCAGTCAGCGCGAGATTGTTTACAAGGTGAGCATCGGCTAAGTAGCTGTTTAAGTAGTAAGAAGTAGCATTTCGCGTTCCAAATGTATGTGCCGCAGCAGCCCCAATGCTGGAAGCATAGCTCAGAGACGGGTAGGTGGACGCGCTAAACGACGTAACCTGCGACCCGTTTACATAAATCTTTACTCGGTCAGAAGCAGTAGCTTGAGCCGAATCAAACGCAACAACTATGTGCATCCAAGCAGAAAAGTCCCTGTAAAGAGCCGATGTTGTCAGGTGAAAAGCTCCACCATCATTATCACGGAACGACAATCCTTCAGTTCCAGACAATAACGATTGGAAACTTATTCCATCCCTTGCTCCGCCAGAAAATATCATTCCCGGATTGGATGGATGCAACCCTCTCTTAGCCCAGCAGCTAAAAGTCCACTTCAGCAAACTGCCTGCCGTCCCCATAGTTCTCGTCAGATACGCCGAGTCTGCGCTGTTAAACCTCAAGCTGCGACTCACCTGATAAGCAGTAGTAGCCCCGCCAGCTAAAATAGGTTTTGTTGCGTTAGGTAAGCTCATCAGGAAAGGTTAGCAATCATCTGGCAAGTGATGCGAGTGGAGGAAGTGACGAAGAACACCAGCACATCTTGCGCGGCAGCAGCGGTAGATAGGGTTGGGGCTGTCCCTCCAGCAAAGTCCCAGTATGAACCGTAAGCGAGGGTGCGCGATCCGGTGCCGTCTTGAGTAATCGTAATAACTCCGCTCTGTCCCGCAATAAGTCCGGTAGGATTAGCAAGCGTTCTGTTTCCGGCCAGCGTCACCGAGAAGTTGTTTGCAGCGGAAAAGTCTGGGGTGATAGTCGCACCGTCAGTGAGTGCGGAAATGTTGGATGCAGAGTTTCCTGAGACAAAAAACTTAGTTGTGGGACTCGCAGTGCCAACACCAACACTGCCGCTGCTTGTTGCAAGGCTAGACCCTATCGTAGATGACAGCGACGTAAATGCACCAGTAGAGGCCGTAGTCGCACCAACCGTGCCGTTAATGTTGATGCTCGCTGTGCCGGTAAGATTCGTGACTGTGCCGCTTGAGGGTGTTCCAAGTGCGCCACCACTGACCAGATTCCCGCTTGCCGTGCCGGTTAGGGCTGCTGTAATAGTCCCCGCAGTAAAGTTGCCAGACGCATCACGCGCAACAATTGCGCTAGCGGTGTTTGCTGATGCTGCTGTTGTTGCTGAGTTGCTAACTTTGGAGGCAGTAGAAATTGTTGCCAGCTTGGTATCTGCAATAGCGGCAGCGGCGTTAATGTCTGCATCAACGATTACTCCAGCAGCAATCGCGGTTGCATTGCCGGAGCTTGTGACATCGCCTGTGAGGTTCGCGTTGGTAATTACTGTTGCAGCGTTGCCAACGCTGGTCACACCGCCTGTGAGGTTGGCGTTGGTGATTACCGTAGCGGCATTTCCAACACTCGTCACGCCACCAGTAAGGTTAGCGTTAGTTACTACAGTCGCGGCATTGCCAACGCTGGTCACACCGCCAGTGAGGTTGGCGTTGGTAATTACGGTTGCAGCATTGCCAACGCTAGTCACACCGCCTGTGAGGTTCGCGTTTGTCGTGACATTGCCAGCGGTTAAGCCGGGCGCAGTGCCAGTGACGTTAGTCATCACGCCTGACGCGGGAGTTCCTAAAATTGCGCCGTTCCCTAGTGTAGCCACTCCGGTTACGCCAAGCGTGCCGGAAAATGTACCCGTAGTAAACGCGCCAGTCGCAGCCGTCGTCGCACCGACAGTCGCGCCATTAATCGTGCCACCCGTGACAGCGACAGCCGAAGCAGCCTGCGTAGCCATCGTGCCAAGTCCAAGGTTGGTCCGGGCGGTAGCAGCAGTAGGAGTTAACTCGGCGAGATTGTTGGCAGCGAGCAAATCGCCACCGCCAGAGATAGCTACCCACGAACTGTCGCCTCGAAGGAAGTTAGCAGAAGATGCTGTGCCAGAGCCGAGTCGCGCAGTTGCAACCGTTCCTGAAACAATGTCTGCCGCTGCGTGTGTGTGAGAGGTTGCGGCAAAGTCCCCCGTGTTACTAGTTGCAGCAGTGCCAAGGCCAAGGTTGGTTCGAGCATTAGGCGCAGTGGATGCTCCAGTGCCACCATCTGCTAGAGCTAAGTCGGTGATTCCCGTAATGCTGCCGCCTGTGATTGCGACAGACGAAGCAGCCTGAGTGGAGATTGTTCCAAGGCCAATGTTCGTTCTCGCGGTAGATGCCGTAGCAGTCAACTCCGAGAGGTTGTTTGCAGTGAGCAAGGCACCGGCTGCGGTAACTGATGCCCAAGTGCTATCGCCTCGCCAGAACGTCCCAGATGTAGCTCCTGTCCCGGAATTAAGATTGGTGACAGGAAGATTGCCTGTCACACCACCCACACCAGATGCAGCCAAGTTAGCCGCAGCAGCAGTCCCCGTCGTGTTCTGGTTCAGCGTTGGGAATGTGCAGTTAGTCAACACACCCGCACTCGGCGTCCCAATGTTCGGCGTGGTCAGCACTGGGCTTGTGGCAAACACGCTTGCGCCAGACCCAGTTTCGTCAGAGAGCGCAGTCGCCAGTTGCGCCGAGGTAAAGCTGCCCAGCACAGCAGCGTTACCGGAGGATGTCACATGACCCGTTAGGTTGGCGTTGGTAATTACTGTAGCGGCATTGCCTACGCTCGTCACACCACCAGTAAGATTCGCGTTCGTGATAACCGTTGCTGCGTTACCCACGCTCGTCACACCGCCTGTGAGATTCGCATTAGTAATTACAGTTGCCGCATTGCCTACACTGGTCACACCGCCAGTTAAGTTTGCATTCGTGATTACGGTTGCAGCATTGCCAACGCTAGTCACACCGCCTGTGAGGTTAGCGTTGGTAATTACGGTTGCCGCGTTGCCGATACTAGTGACTCCACCCGTAAGATTCGCGTTGGTCGTGACCGTGGCTGCATTGCCAGTAATGTTCGTCTGATCGCCCGTATTAGCTCCTGACACCGTTGTAGTGCCAGTAACAGCTAGGGTGGGAGTTGACGCTCCAGAAAGAACTACAGTGTTGATAGTAGTGAATGCACCGCTGGAAGGAGTCACTGAGCCAATCGGACTCGGAGCAGAAAGAAGCTCTCCAGCCGTAATCTTCTTTGTGGTGCCGCTCGCCGCTTGCGTTGTGTCGCTTACGTCAACTGTTACGAGCAAGTCGCCAGAAGCGATTGTGGCGAGTGCTGTTAGTGCGGAAATTTTCTTGTCAGCCATAAAAAAAGGTTACCAGCCCCATGCGGTTTTAATTTGTTTCTTGGAATATTTACTGGAGAACCGGCTACCACTTTCGCACTCACGCTTGTAGTAGCCTTCTTTGACTTTCTCGCTCATCCCCTGTTCCTTCACCGAGCCGGTCGAGAAGCTACCCATGCTCATCAAACGCTTCCAGCCTTTAGGGATAACGGTTTGGCTGCTCTCGACAATCTCTACAATCCCGCCATTAGGCATTTCATATTCGCGGATTGGCATAGATTATTTTGTCGATTTGCTTCCGCTGCAATGCCACTTTTTGCGGGACAGATTGTTTGGAGAGTTAGGGTCGCTTTTCCAGTCGCCCTTGATTTTAGCTGAACGAGCGCAGTAAGCGTCACCCTTAGCTGTCCCCGGCCTGATTCTGTCTCCACCGTCTTTTGCTGCACCAGCCTGACCGTACTTGACAGTTTTAGTCCGACCCGTCTCAGGGTTTTTAACTATTTTAGTAAATCGCTTTTCCATAGCTCAATAAGCAGCAGCATCTTCATCTTCCTGCATAGCTGAATTAAGAAGAGCGTCTCTCTCAGACATTGCGTCATCAACCAGAGATTCTCCGTTCACAGAAGTAATCTCAATCTCAGCCATGTCTCCGTCGATGGAAGACACAATTCCTTCAACCTCACTGAGCGTGAATGAATCGCCAGCAGCAGGGCTACCCGACTCGCCGGACTCATCGAAACCAGCTAGAGCAGAAACGGGTACCTTGATTGGCATAGGCTATTACTCCATGTAACCGGCTTCTTCGTCAACCTTCTTCGCCATATCCATCATCTCTTCGCGGTCGCCGCCTTCTTTATCCATGTACTCAGCTTCCTGTCCATTTACGGATTGAATTTCGACATGAGCCATATTCCCCTTGATGGAATCGACACGTCCCATGACGTTCTCGAGCTGGATGCTGTCACCGACTTCTGGAGCCATAGACTCTCCGCCTTCGCTGGAGCCAGACAATGCTGAAACGGGAATCATAATCATACAAGGACACGCTTTCTTCTTGGAAGTTTTGTCACCGCCCATACGGGCGGGGCTACCTGCCCCGCCCGTGACGATAACTACTGTTACGCCTTTATCGTGCATAACTAGCTCGCTAGCTATTAGGCCGCGTAGCCGGACTTGCTGCGGAACACGATGTAATACGTCGGGTTCAGGCGCAGAGCCGTCCAGTAGGACTTAAAGCCCACAGTGACGGTCTGGTTGAGCGGATCAGACTTGTCAGCCGAGTCCGTGATGATGACCTTAGGCGACATCGGGCTGTCACCAGTGAGCATCGGAACGCCGTACGCATCGCCGCCGAGGAACAGGCTGGTGTAGATGTCCGCACCAGCAGCGAGGTTGTTCGTGCCAGCGGTGGAGTACACATAGCGGTCAGCAGCAGTGGCAGAGCCAACGCTGATGAACGGGTTCGTGGTTTCGACGAAACGCACACCGTAGATAGAACCAATTTCGCCCTTGTACAGAGCGGAAGGGTTGCTGTTCTTCGCAGCGTCGAGCCAGTCGGTATCACGCTGGAGATCGCGGGACACTTGAGGAGCGATAACGCCAACATACGAGCCGCTGATTTCAGGAGCGCGATTGATTTTCAGGTTCGTGACCGCATCCAGCACATCCGCAACGCTCATCTTCGAGGTCGAGGCCGTATCGCTGTTGAGGGCCGAGTAGCTGGCCGCGCCGTTAGCATAACGCTCGGTCAGGGTGTCGCTGTTGTCGAGAGGAGTGCCTTCAACCGCAGTGCCGCCGACGTTGGAGCCGACGAGGATGTTGCGGGTGATGGTATCGAAGTGCAGAGCGGCATCTTCGCCGGTGGACTTCGACGCCTGTTCCATCGCGTTGAACAAGCCAGACGCAGTGAGGATGTCGGTAAGACCGATAACCTGACCGTACTGGGAGAGGCTCTTCGTGATGCTGGTGAGCGAGAGGGCGCGATAGTTAGCCGACGTAATCGCAGTGCCTTCCGTCAAGGCCGCAATACCGGAGGTGCTAGGCACACCGAATCGGAACATCGTGATGCTCTTGTTGCCATTTTGCTTAGGAAGCGCAGCTTTCTTAGCGAACTGGTCGAGGACGAGGGCTTGAGTCGCGTACTTGAGCAATTCCTTGCTGAAATAAGCTTGGTACTGACCGCTGAGTGTAGAACTAGTCGTGACTGCCATAATGTTTTATCTCCAAGTTGAGGCTACGTCAGCGCATGGTGCGATCAAACTCATCCGCAGAGGCCATGAGACGTTTCCGTTGCTCTTCTTGTGAGAGCTTGTCAAACGCCTTCTCGCCCTGCGGCTGTTCCGTCGCAACACCGCCACCGATAGCCAGTTTTTTCTGGTATTTGCCTAGCTCCTCGCGGAGTTTGGCGTTTTCTGCTTGAGCCGTCTCGTAACCTCGGCCTTTTCTGCCAACAGACACAGCTTCGTAGGCGTAACTGAGACCATCCGGGTCTTTCGTCAAGAGAGGATACTTTTGAAGCAAGTTCATCACCTGCTTGTAGGTATCGCTGGCTTCGTTCTTCAAGTCCGGGTCTTTCTCGGCGAGCTTAGTGTAGTTGTTAAGCCATTTCTGGTTGAACTCCTGCGCTGCTCTCTCCTGCCTGCCTTGACTCTCTAAGGATTGTAGCTTTCCAGCCTTGTCCCGAGCCATCTTAGCAAGCTCATCGTCCCCGTCGTTGTCGAAACGCCTTGCTGCGTCCTCGTAATCCTTGACCGTGTGACCCTTTTCGTCTCGAAACTCGGAATTAGGCTGCGCTTTTGCCTTAGTGAACTCATCCCTCTCGCTTCGGAGTCGGGACTGCTCAGAGCTAAATGCTTCGCGCTCCTTTTTCAACGCCTCTTTATCAGCGTTGAGTTCGTTCCAAGTCTTTGACTTACGCTCTTCGTTCGCCGCCCATTTGCTTTTAGGCTTTGATTCCTTTGGCGACTCACCTTCTTTTACTTCACTGACAGAAGAACTCTCAGTCTCCTTCTCAGGTTGAGCATCTGGCTTTGAAGGTTCGTCATCGGATGCCTCCGAGACTTTCTCTTCTGATTTAGATACCTTTTCGGCACTAAACTCACCAGTTGCGTCGTGCGCCTCGGCGTCAGCCAAGAGCGATTCCCGTGTCGGAGCTACTTGTTCTTCCATTTTTACTATGTGCTAATCTCGTCCGCAGGTCGCACACCCTGCGTCCGTCAACTTGGGACTCTTTACTCACTTGGCCGTCGAGTCCCGACCTCGACCTAGTGAAATTATTCGGCTTCGCTATCTGAAACCTCAGTTAGAGATTCGATAAACGATACGCAGCCTCGAAAACCATTAGCATAACCAACCTGTCTGTCAACGCTATTTTCACTTACGAGCGCAGAAGCTTGCTGGCGGATGACTCCGTTCAATAACGTCGCTTTCAATCGCGCACCCGCTCTGCTCTTGAGGAACAGCTTGAGAGCAATCGCATCCTCATTATGCCATTCTGGGCAATCTATCCAGGCTTGATACTTGGAGTACTGCCACATTGCTTTTAGATGACGAATCATTTCATTTAACCTTGTTGCTGCATGAACTGTGCAATCTGCTCCTCAGAGATGCCAAGCTTGAGAGCCGCTTGAATCAGTTGTTCAACTGGAATCCCCGCCTTGATAGCTTCCTGAACAATCTGTTCAAGAGTCATCCCGCTTTCCATTGCGGCCTGAATCATCTCAGGAGTAATTTGAAGTTGTTTCTGTGGCGGTGCTTGCTGGGGTGGAGCCTGCTGCGCTTGAGCCTTCTGGCTTTCCTTAAAGAAGTTGCCAATCTCCTTACGCATCTTGCGAGCCGCATTCGCGTCAAGTTGCTCGAAGCCTTTAAGAAGACCGTCGATGCGTTCCATGATGCGTTGAGCACCTTCTTCTGGTAGCTGCTTGCCGGTGCTGGCAGCGTTCTGCACATACTGCATCAGCACCCCGAGACGTGTCTGGTAATCTTCGCCTTGCTTAACTCGGATAGGCGCACCAATCAACATCGCAGGTATCGAACGCATCTCGTCCTCGGACTGGTCTTGCATCTTCTCGTTCGGATCTTTAAACACGCGCTTAATGAGCGAAGGGTCATCCAGTTCGAGGATGGACTTGTCGAGTTCCGCTTGGTCAATCCAAGGTGATTGAGCAAAGATTTGTTTCCGTTGCACAGCTTTCTGCATCAGGAACTGTTTGCTCACCTGATCAATGCCGCCCTTAGGTTCAAGGAAGTATTCGTCGTGCAAAGCTTCTGGGTCAATCTCCATCGAGTCTTGCAGATAACGGAACTGCAAATCTTTCTTGTCGTACTGGAGATACAATCCCCAAGCCTGCTTGTAGAGTTCGCCTAACGCGATGCGGAACAGTCGCGCCCGAAGGTCGCCTGTCTGGGCAGTCTGAGCGTTGATGGCCTCGATTTCCGTGGCCGTACGGCGATTGGTTGTGTTGACTACCTGTCCCATACCGTAATCGGGATTACCGATACGTTGCTCTGCCACTTGGCGAACGCTGGTCATCTCTTGGTCAAAAGAGATTGGAGGTTGCGGAGATTGGACTGGGGCAACACCGAAAGGGAGAATCTGTCCGGGCATCATCCGAATGTTTGTGCTGTTCGGAATGTCACGTTCAGCGCGGAACATCGGCTTGTTAAACAACGCCATTGCATCGTGCTTATGATTCCAAGTATTGCACAAGCTCATCTCGTAGGGGGCAAGAATCTCGCACACACCGCGAGGAGAATACCAACCCTTGTCCTTAACCTCGTAGCAATAGTCAGCAAACGGAACCTTGCCGTGGTCGTACGGAAGCTCCATCGGATCGCGCAAGTCTGTGTCAGGATCGTTAGGGCTGTAGGTTGAAACAGTCCACTTCATCCCCTGTCGCTCGTACACTTCCCACACGATAATCTTTTCACCTTCAGTATCGTGAGTGATACCTTCGCGGGTCTGCTTGGTCTGACGCTGCTCGCTATCTGTGCCACTCTCCGAATCGCCACTGCCCTTAATCTTCTTAATCAACTCCTTGTTGGTATCGTATCGGCCACTAGAAATGTATGCAGCCTCACTCATCGGCATCACATGAACAATGCGATCTGCGCTCTGCAAGTCTGTGGTGTAACTCGGAACAATGATGAACATCGGATTGATGGCATCGAATCGAACCTGTTTACGTTCCACATCCCAGAAGCACTTCATCACTGCTCTGCCGGCAACCAAACCATTATCAATCCAAGACAACGCTTCTGTGGCGAGGTTGGTCTTTTCCTTAATCTTAAAGTCGAACCATTGCTCCGCAGTAGTCGTGAATGACGCAAGCTGTTGCCGCATTGGAATGAAAGAACTCACCACATCCATGCCGACAATCTGCTGGAAAAGAATCGGTTTAAGCTTCTCGATATTGGTATCGATGAGAGGCCAGTGAAGGTCGGCGGCATTAGGCCACGGCTTATTCTTTCGGCGCAGACCGTTGTGCCGCATCTCGTACCACATCACCTGACGCTGCTCCCAAGCAGTGCGCTTGTTCAAATCCTCTAGGATTGCGCTATGCAGCTTGTTCCGTTTCTCGTTATCGGCCATAAATTTAAAAGGCTCCCTGCGTGTTCAAATGAGGCCAAAACGCTTCTCAACGCAAAAGCCTGTCAGTGGACATCCCACCGCTCTATGCCGTCAGGGAACAAATCCTTTGAACTTGTAACTCTCAAATCTTAGATTGACAAGAACTATCCGCACCAAGCTCCCGCAAGTTCTGCTGTCTCTCCCTGCATATCCATATCTGTCTGTTCCTTAATCAATGAGAAAAGTGAACGACCACCTGACCCTCGCTTCATTGCGCCTGTCCCGCATGAGATAGCTCCGACAACTGCATCTGCTCTATCCGGTGAACCTAACCCTCTCTGACGCATCTCATCCTTCGGTTCTGCCATGAGTTTGCCTCGGATATTTGTCTTAGCTCTGCGTGTGGTAAGTTGTGTGAACAGAAGCTCGTCTTGCGGCAGGCGTATGTCATTCTTCTCAATCTGTCTTGCTGCATTGAACCAAAGCTCTGAGCCTCTATTAGCGAACTGATCGTCGTTGTAGGCTCTGTCTCCGTTGTTCACCCTATGAACATCGTACCCTGCTTCCCTAAGCATATCGCACATAGGAATGCCCATGCCACCGGCATCCGCGTATATCTCATCTGCTTTTAGGTTTTCTTTCTTGAACTCAACAATGAAGCGTCCGATGGCCGAGACTGTATCTCTGTCACGCCATGATGTAAGAACTTTAATGTCGTTACCCACCCGCAACGCGAACACGTTCTCGTCACCGCCTGCTGCAAAATCACAGAAAGCAGCGCGTCCGCCGGATTCAATGTCCGGCAACCTTGACAACGCTTTTTGTAACGTCTGCGGTTGGATGATGAGGGCTTCGTTGCTGCCGTCCATGAACTCGCCATAAATCATGCTCCTAATCAGTGGATGACCTGACCCCCATTTCTCAATCTGTTGATCAATCCATTCCTTACTCAGATGCGGACAATCAAATGCTGTGACTGTGAATGTCTGCCATAACGCAGCCTCTTTCGTGAACGCCTTGTAGAACGCTCCAGAGGTTGAGCCGGGGCTGCTCATCATCAGCAACCTACTTGGCTGACACCTCTCTATAGCTTCAAAGATTGCATCTGGAACTGTCTTAGCTTCATCAACAATCATCAGCAAGTTCTCGCTCGGCCCTTGCTTGTGCCAGCCCTCAAACTTCCCTGCGTCATTCGTCGAGAACCCAATCGCTCTAGCTCCATTAGTGTATCGCAGTTCACTTGAGAACACTTCCCATCCTGCCTCTGCTCCGCCTAGTCCTGTCACATACTTCCTAATCCTCGGCCAAAGCTGGTCTTCCACTTGCCGATACACTCCCGCCGTAGATACCACTAGGGATTCTGGAAAGCGTAGGAGATGCCAAACCACAGCAGCAGCAGCAACGATACTTGTTTTACCTGACCCATTCGCTGCCTTGAGAGCAACCCTAGACCCTTTCTTGTTCAATGCTCCCAACACATCTTTCTGCCATTTGTACGGGACAAAGCCTAGGAATAGTTCTGGGAAGTTTTCTAACTGAAACTTACCGTCTCCAACCCCTAACTGTTGCGTCAGTTCTTCCCCTGCTTTCTTCTCCTCTTTCTTTGCTCTCTTCGCTTCATCTGCCGCAATCTTCTTCGCCTTCTCTTTCTCGTCCATCTCAACCTTGAGGTTCGCATTCCGCACTGCCCTAGCTCTCCCCATCTGCGCCACACGTCTAGCCCTCAAATCTAATCTCAACCGTTCACGCTCCGCTATCTTCTCTTTCCCCGTCATGTCATCCCATTGCTTCGGGACTCCAACTGGAATCTTCTCTTCCACCTAGTTCCTCTTGATAATTGCCAGCTTCTCCGCTCCCATACTCAATGCCTTCAACACAGCCGGTGTCACAGTCAATGTCTGGTTCCCACCTACCTTAGACGCTTTAACCTCCTTCGCCTCTACCGCACTCAACCCATACACTCTCTCCAACAAGAACGCTAAAGCCTTCACATCCCCACTCTTCATCTTCATCAACTCCAATACCCTAGCCTGTTCCCTTGCCTGTGCCTGATTCAACTTCATCGACAACCCTTCATCCCCCCTCATCAATGCCTCTAACCTTACCCATTCCACCCCCGCATAGTCAGCCGCTTGCTTGATAGGAAGTGACTTGCTGATCCCCATCAACACTTCCCTCTCCTCTACCTCACTCAATCCTTTGTGCTTTGCCATATCCTTACTTGTGCCTTGGGTACGTGACTTAGGCAAGAGTTTAAATGTGTGTGTGCGATTTGGGAGGGGTATATATTAAACCCACCCGCCCGTGGGTGGTCGTCCACCCCCCGTCGCCCCTTGCCAATGTCCATTCGTCGTCGTCGTCGTCCCGTCCACTCACCTGGTCACCTGGTCATCTGTTCGTCTGGTCACCTTGTGCGGTCACCTTGTTGCCTTGTTGCATGGTTGCATGGTTGCATGGTCATCGTCTGTTCGCCCGGTTCATCGTCTTGCAGCTGCTTCGCTTCACCCCTCGTTTTGCGCCATTCCCTTTCCCGCTATTCACCCTTCCAAAATTCATTCACTGCGGTGAATCTCTGCCTGTTTTGCGGGATCGTTTCAATCATTACTTTTGGTTTGGAAAGTTTAGCAAGATGGTCAAAACGTGTCGAGACAAAGCTTTTTCTTTTTATTCACAACAGGCAAGCGGGCATTGATGAAAACGCATTCTTGAGAACCCTTGCGAAAATAAATGAAGAAAAGATGTTGCAACCTTTTTCAGACGTGGTATCGTCTTTGCAATCGGTGACACTACGTCGCCGCAATGGAACCAAAACTATGACCGCTAAAATCAAATCCCAAAACCGCATCCCTGCAACTCCTGCTCCTGCTCCTGCTCCTGCTGCTCCTGCTCCTGCTGCTGCTCCTGCCGATACCGTCCCCGATACCGCTCCTTCGGCGCAATCCGTGTCAGATGCACGAGCCATCCTGCAACTCGTCGCCGCCGCCGATACCGCCGCCGCCGCCGTGCGCCTCGCCGAACGTGCTGAATTAGTCGTTCGCGCGGCAATGGATGGCGAAACACGGTTAGACTTCAAATCGGCATGCTCGTCTCTCGCCGCCTCACTTGGCCGTGAAACACTCACGTCCGCTCACGTCGCCGCCGTTCGACTCGCCGAGCAGACCGTTTTGCGCGAACGTACCGCAACATTCTCGACACAACGCATTGTCAGAATCACGGCGGGGCGAGTGAACGTCGCCGCTGGCGAGTTGCGCACTGGCGTCATCTACGCTCGCGTCGCCACGTCGCCAGAGCTAATCGCCCGTATCGGCGAAGAGATTGCCGCCCTCGAATCACGCGCAAAGCTCGCGACGGGCGAAGTGTATTACCGCATCCTCGGGCGAATCGCCGCCCACCGCGCCCGGCTCGCCGATATCTCCGCCTAATGGCGTCAACCTGCCATCAGCAGCGATTGCTGATGGCAGACTTGACGGCATTTGGCCGCCTGTAGTTTGACATAGTCTAACCTCTCATTAGAGTGCGCACCACGCGCTGGATTGATTCCAGAGCGGCGAGGCTAGCGCGAAGGTTGACGTTCGCAGAAGTAGCGGGAAAAGCCTACGCAAGAACCTTGCCCAAAAGCAAAGACGATGCGCGGGAAGAAGCCGACGGCATAGCAAATGGCTAGCCTTCAAATGCGAGGCGAAGGAAAGGCGACACAAGCAAACAATCCATACCACGCACTTACCATATCCACGACTAAACGGCGTTTGAAAGAACCGGGTGAATGGCACAGACGCGGGAACGGATGACAGCAGCATGGCAAAGCTGCAGACGCATAGCAGTCCAGTAATGGATAACGCTAAGGCTCCAACGGGGAATACGGCAACCGACAATCCTTCAGGAAAGTGTCCCTTTCCTTCACGAAATAGATCGCAAACCTATTGCGTGAACGAAGGGAACAGTCACCTTCAAAACAAACCACGGTAAACAAGGAAACAAAACTATGAACATCCTCAACCTCACACCCCACGCCGTCCGCATACTCAGTCCGGACGGAACGGAAATCACCACCCTCCCCCCGAGTGGGGAGATTGCCCGCGTCTCGGTGACGCGGGTTTCCGGCAGCCCCATTGCGGGGTTGCCGGTGTTCCATAGCTCCTTCGGGGCTGTGGTCGGCCTCCCCCCGGCAGTCGAGGGAACGGCCCTCGTCGTCTCCGCGATGGTGCGGAGCGCGTGCCCCGCCCGGCGGGACGTTTTCAGCCCCGGCGAACTCCGTCGGGATGCAGCCGGACAGCCCACGGGCTGCGTCGGCCTGGAGGGGAATTTGTGAGGAGATTGATGGAAGTGTGCTTCCAAACACGGGAGGCCCTGCTTAGGGCTTCACCCGCAATCATCGCCGCAGCCGACGAGGCTGCGACACTCTGGCTAGATGCCAGAGACGGGGCATGCGCCCCGTTCGCCTCTTACGAGGCATGCCGCGCACTATGGGCTGACGACAATCAGCCGATGCAAAAGCGGGTCGCGGCGGAGGCCATCATGGAGGCGGCGCGGATGCTGCCGCTGGAAAAAGCCAAGACTGCGGCGTTGTTCGCACTCAGCAAAGCGTGTGCTTTGCCGGAAGACGGCGACGGTTATGACCGAGGGTCGGGGTTCGGAATGAACTCCGAGGACTAACCAACATGAACACCAACGTATTCGAGGCAGAGAAGGCGGCGTTCGCCGCCTACGAGGCGGCGTACAACAAAGCCGCCGCCGCCAGCGCGGCAGTGGGCATAGACGCCCACGAGCGCGAGGTTATGCGCTCCTACGAGGCAGCCTGCGACGCCGCAAAGAAAGCCTACGACGCCGCGTCCTACGCCGCGTACATGGCAGACGAGGCGTTCCGGCGCGGCTAAGTCGAAACAGGCAGCAGCCCGTCGGTTGGCTTGAGATGCCAGCCCTGATGAGACTCTCCGGCGCACCGACGAACGGTGCAGCAAACGGTAAAAAGGAAACAAAACTATGAACACCAACACCACCACCACCACCACACGGCAGTCGTTCGACGAAGCATACACGCTGCTTAGGAAACTGCAGAAGCAGGGGTTCGGCAACCCCACGCACGAGGAGTGTGAGAAAATGGTGTATTGCCCTCGGGGCGTAGTGTTCTCCAACACTGGGGGCTACGTCTCGTACCAAGACGCCGTCGCCCTCGGCGCGTACGGGATATGGAAAGACAAGGACTTGCAGTCCACTGGTTACACGGCGCGCTGGCCTCAGCACTGGTTCGAAGATGAGGACGGCATGTTGGACGACAAGTTCGTGCAGTTATAAACAACACAACCACAACCAACAATGGAAACTAAAATGAACACCACACAAACTACGCCATTAACAAAACCGAAGAACCCATACCGAATCAGTATCTCAGCAACGCTTGCAATGCACGGAATCGAAGGGCTGGAAGAATGCGACGACTGCATTGTGCCAGCTTGCTGCAAAGAAGGCTGTGAAGTGGAACCGGACGGACGTTGCGAACATGGTTGCCCGTCCATCCTTCTCGCTGCCGGACTAATCTAACCAACAACCAACCAAACCAAACCACAATGAAACTAAATAAGAAATGCAAAATCGAAGCGGCTGTGTCGGATGACGATAGTCGTCTGCCCATCCTCAACCCATACCTACGGGACGGCCACATCTATGCTACCAGCGGCAAGGTTCTGGTCAAAGTGCCAGTGGAAAGGGATGACAAAGATGTGGACGGTCACATCGAGGCAAGCGCACTGGTTGCTGCACGAAAGGATGGCAACAAGAGCGAACCGCTGTTCATGGTTTGCCTCAAGGAGAATCTGGTCATGCACCACATGCAGATGCCTAGAAGGGATGAAGGCCAGTTTCCAAACTGCAACGCAGTCATTCCACAAAACCCAACTGCAACCCATAGCAAGTTTAGGGTTTCAGTGGACGTGAACCTACTCGTTCAAGTTGCGAAAGCAATCGGCACAACGAAGCTCAAGCTTTGCTTTCAAGATAGCAACAGCCCGATATTTGTTTTGCCTACCGATCACCCGGACAATGACGAACTGTACGGTGCGTTGGCTGTCGTGATGCCCATCTTCACTAAGGAATAAAGGAACAAAATGAAAACCAACAACAACTACAACGGAATCAACACATTCTCGCCATCATCCGGCATAACGGAACGCGAGGACATACTCGCTGCACTGCACAGGTTCATCCTCCAGCGGCCCCGGCTGGAGTACGGCAACTATGGCGACCGGAAGGCGTATCGCGCAGAGGTACGCACCATCACCAAACAGCTACACGATGCGCGGCAGCTTCTAGTGCTGGTGTATAGGCGGTCAAGTATCACCGCCGAAAACATCAAGGATGGATTCGGGGCCTACAGTGGCCGTCTATCTTGGGACGGCAAGAGGCTCGACTACTGCACAGGCCAATACTGGCCGACTGAATACAGGGCGGCAGTGTGTGCGGTTCTGGCGCGGGTGCTGTGGGAGTTCTTCCGCGACTGCGCCCCAGCCGACACCATCGTGACCTCCCAATACATACACAACGAAGCCGCCCGACAACTCGGTCGCTCGTTGGCTCGCCGACTCTTCAACTAAACCAAACCAAACCAAACCAAACCAAATGAAAACACAACACACCCCCGGCCCGTGGACGGTCACTGAATGCTGTGACTCCACATTCAGCGTCACTGCGGCACAGTTACAATGGCCAGACCGACCGGACATCCGCGACACGGTAGCCATCTGCCCGTCTCCGAGAGTCAGAGCAGACGCCCTCCTTATCGCTGCCGCGCCAGACCTCCTCGCCGCCGCTCAATCCGCCCTGTCAGCCCTCGAAGCATTGCCGCCCCTCCTGTCGTCCCGTGGAGACCGAAACGAGTCCACGCAGGCCGAACTCCGCGCCGCCATCGCTTTAGTCCAACCAAACACAAAACCAAACCACAACAACAACAACAAATGAAACCAAAATACATCAAGACAGCAGCCATCAAACTCCTCGCCAAAGGTGAGGGCAAACGCATCTCAACCGCAGCGTTGTACATGCTCGACGAGAAAGTAGGACGACTAGTGAACAAGGCTTGCTCCGTACACAACGGCGGCAAGAAGACCATCGATGAAACCGTAATGACCCACATACTATGAACACATACGACGACAGAGAAGAACTGATCCGTGCGCTGGAATGGTTGCACACTGCGGCGTCAGCACACCTCAACCAAGATAGCTCGATGGGTAGAGAGTTAGCAAAGCAGACACTAGAACACGCACTCGACAGGGCGTGGGAGATGCTCGAAGAAACGAAGGGAGAAAGGGAATGAAAGCTATGAAGGAAATGAAGTTCTTCAAGATCACCAGCAGCGGACACATACCGGAACTCAACTGCCCAGAGGTGTTGATGACCGAGAACTACCGCTACACCGTCACGAAGATGCACCCCGACAGCGGCAAGCCGGAGGTTCACTACACAGACAAACGCCCCGTGCCAAGCAGCCGAGTCTGGGGACGTGGGTTCTACGTTTGGGACAACAAGGAGAACCGGCTCGCATGAGTGACCCAACCTGCCCGGACTGCGGCAAACCACTCGACATCAATCTCGGCGAGTTGCCAGAGATTGGTGCGGGATTGCTGGCAATGGTGCTGTGCGATACCTGCGCTGGGATGAGGCGCGACCACGGCAAGCACACCTTCCTGTTCCGCGACGCCATTCAGGGGGCGACGGAAGCGGGGAGGAAGATAGTCAAGCTAGACAAGGTAAGTAAACTCGGACAACTCAACGTAAACCAAAAGGAAGAACTATGGAACCTACAACAGAAGCTGGAACAGAACCTACGCTGGTACCACTCGCACAAGCAGGAAGCGGAGATGCTTGCGACCCGATACCAAGCACGGACGGGGCTGACAATAAAGAGCAATTAACTGTTGACAGCTCAACACAACCTATGGAAACATTGACCATTGAAACAAAACCAAACATCGCAGTCGGCGACCTACTCACCACGCGAGACCTGCAGATACTATTCGGTGTCACCCGCCGCACCATCGAGAACTGGCGTGGGCGCGGCCTCATTAAGTCCGTCAAGATTGGCGGCTGCATTCGATACAGGCGCGAGGACGTGAACACGATAGGCGCATAACCCTTCACTACAAACCACAAACCACAAACCAAAATGAAACCAAAAGAAATGAAACCACTAGACCCACAACAGATAACGGCAGTGACCTTCCACGAGGCACTGCTCTCGGCACAATCGGAGATGCGGAACCCCGAGCTTGACTCGGTGAACCCGCACTTCCGCAACAAGTACGCCAGCTTAACGGCGTTCCTGCATGCTGTGCGACCTGCGCTGCACAAGCACGGCATCCTGTTTGCTCAGGATCTGACAACGACAGAGACAGGAGTGTCCTGCACAACCATCCTCACGTTCATCACGGGTGAGGAGGTTCGATACGGCCCGTTCAACGTACCGGCATCGCGGATGGATGCTCAAGGCATCGGCTCTGCTGCCTCGTACGCAAAGCGGTACACCATAGGCTCGGTGTTCGGGCTGGTCGGCGAAGTGGATGACGACGGCAACGAGGCGACAGGCAACCGCAATGCTGCGCCAACAGTAGCAGCCAAGCCGCTGTTCAAGAAGGCTCCTGCACCTAACGAATCCGAGAAGGCAGCGGATGCTCTCGGTCTGCTGATGGCGAAGGACAAGGTGCATGCCGACTTGGTGAGGGGGTTCCTTGAAAGCAAGAACAGTTGGCCGAAAGACTGCGCTCGCATCTCCAACCTGCCGGTCAACATCCTGACGCGGTTGGTTGTCCCAGATGTGTGGACTGAGGTGAAGAACTTCGTGCTGCCGCCAACGGAACTTAACCCGTAACCGTATGGAAAATGAAACTGAATTGAAAGACGAGCGTAACGGTAAGCCGTCTGCATCCTCAATCGAGCGGCTGTCTCTCTGCGCTGGCTCGTTCAACATCTGTGTCGGCATCAAGGAGACCACATCCTCTGCTGCTGAACGCGGTAATCGCATCCACGCTATCCTAGCTGGAGATAAGGTGGAGAATCAAACAGCGGACGAGAAGGCATCCGCTGCTACCTGCACTGAACTCGCAGAGAACGTCATCGAGACTACCATCGGCGTCCCTGTAGGAGATTGCGACGAGGTATGGCGCGAGCATCGGCTCTGGTCTGCTGACCTGAGGTTCAGCGGCAAGCCTGACCTAGTGGTCATTGAAGGGATGAACGCGCTCATCGTTGACTACAAGACCGGGGGCGGAGCGGTTGCGTCCGCGTCTGAAAACATCCAGCTACGCGCACTTGCGGTGTTGGTCTTGCAGAACACAAGCCGAAAGCTGGACACGATAACCGTCTGCATCATACAGCCAATGGCCGCACAACGAATCACAGTCTGCTCGTACAGCAGGGCTGACCTAGTGATGGCAACGGATGAGGTGTATGCAATCATTGCAGCAGCAGAGGATCCCAACGCTGTGAGGCAAGCTGGCGTTACGCAATGCAAGTATTGCCCCGCAAGAACTCGTTGCCCTGAAGCTGGCGCAGAGGTTAAGGCACTAGCCGTGACGCTGGAAGACAGCATGGTAACGCAACTGACAGTCGCGCAGCTTGAGGTTGCTCTCGATAGATGCGACCAAGCCGAGTCAGTCATCGAAGCTATCCGCGAGGAAGCGAAGGCAAGGCTCCAGTTCGGTGAAACTATCGCTGGCTGGCGATTGAAGCCGGGTGTCGAGCGTGAAACCATCAGGGACGCAACCACTGTGATGTCCCGCTTCCTCGCGGAAGATGGCACAGAAGCGGCGTTCTTAACGACGGTGAGTGTTGGCAAGGGTGCGCTCAAGGTGAAGCTTGGCGAGGCCACAGGGCTTAAGGGCAAGCAACTGGATGCCAAGATGGACGAGTTGTTAGACGGTTGTGTGGAAGTCAATGTAACAAAACCTAGCCTAGCTAGGGAGAAAGGAATGAAACTATGAAACAAACAGAATACAAATCAAGGGGAGACGGGCAATCGCAGTGCAACAGGATACTCAGAACACTGCTCGGAGAGACTGGGAGATGGGTGTCGATGATAAGCCTCTGGCGCGTGTCGGGTGCTATGGCAGTTCACTCGCGCATAGCTGATCTGCGGAAGCGTGGGCATGGGATAACGCAGAAGAGTCTGCGAGTTAATGGCGTTGTCCATAGCTACTACAAACTGGAGAACATATGAGCATCGAAGATATTAAAATAGTTGAGGCGATGTTGAAGTATGGAGGCGGCTTTGCCAATGCGTTAGCCAAAGCAGCTATGCGCGCTGACAAAGACAACCTCAAACGAATCAAGGGGTGTTGGCCGGAACTATGGGATGAATACGCGAAGCTGGTCGTATTCTATAATCGCAAACCACAAAGCAAGGAGGTTGTATGAGCAAGGACGGAACACTGCCGCCGGGAACAGAACATCATCATGTAGATTCCAGTACTCGCTTCGTTGCTGACTGGGCGTTCAGCGGGGTGGAGCCGGACGCTTGCGAACACTGCCTCGAAGACCTGAAGGGCGATGAGGCGGAAGTGGGAATGTGCGACCACTGCGCGGTGAAGCACTTCCGTGGACTGTTCTTCAACCTAAAGAAGAAGACGCTCAATGAAGCCTAACGAACAGACACCCATCAAAGACGCGATACACCTAACGTGTGCTGCGTTCCTTTCAACCCTGTTGGTAATCGTAACCATTCCTTGCCTCCCCTTCGTGTGGCTTTGGAATGTCATAGTAAACAACGAAGAATAGGAAACAAAACGTATGCCCCAAATCGAACACAACCATCCCGAAGGTAAGCGCGAGTATGTCCAGAAGGATATGACCGGCTCACTCTTCATCAACCGCAACAAGTCAAAGGACACTGCCCCCGACATGACCGGGGACGTGACCATCAACGGTAAGAAGTGGCGCATTGCCGCTTGGAACAAGACGAGCAAAGGCAACACCCAGTATCTAAGCCTTAGCTTGAGCGAGCCACTGCCTCCGCGTGAGGGGAGTGGGCAGGTGGTGACACCCGAAGCCACTGTCGGTTCACTGATGAAGGAGCTTAGTGCTATCACTGGCGGCAAGAAGGATGATGGACAGAACATCCCGTTCTAACTAACTGGGGGCTGGCGGGTAATCCCGCTGGCTCCCAACTACAAAATGAAAACCAACTCACACAAGAAACACGCGCTAATACTCGAACGGAACAAGGAGTTTGAAAGTGTCATCCTCGCCGTGTGCAGCGCATTCCACATCACCAAAGAAGAGTTCTTCTCTCGAAGAAGGCTTGAGCCTATGGCGTCTGCAAGGTTCTGCTACTGGCACATCCTTCAGAGGGTTCACAACATGGGGCTGTCTCAAATTGGAAGGTTGACCGGATACACTCACGGCTCAATATTCCACGGGATTAACTGTGTAAGAGATGACTTGAGGACTGGCAACAGAGCGTTCCATTCTCGGTTCACACTTATCGCCAACGAAATCGGACTCAAAGGATATCATGAACTACACAAAGGAATGGCTGAGAGCGTATGAAGAAAGACAAGCCAAAGCAGTTCGAGCATACTGGCGCGGATTCCAAACCCACGAAGCTAGTAGTTTACGGCCCACCGATCCCAAGCCTCAACCGACTGTTCTCGATGGGGCATTGGCAGAGGAAGAAGTTGAGGGACGAGATACACGCCGCCGTGTCACAGTCACTAGCTATCGCGTCCGGCTCCTCGACCAAGACAACCTCTGCATCAAGTATCACATCGACGGACTCCGATACAATGGCATCATCGAAGACGACACTACCAAACACATCGTTATTACCGAGCGTCAAGTCCAAGTCGCCACGCGCAAAGAAGAGCGCACAGAAATAGAAGTGGTATGAACCAAGCAGATAAAGTCATCCTCAAGACTTGGCAGTTGTGCGCGGTCAAGATGTTGCATGACCCGTCCGCCTCTTCGTCCGAGCTAGAGTCTTGCGCCATTGCGCTAAGGCGTGACGCTCCTAAGCTAGCCAAACAGTGTGACGAGGAGGCGGCTAAGAGGATGGCGAAGTGGAGAGTGAAGAAGCCTACTATATGAAATTCACCAAAGCAGAATTAAAAGTAATCCACAGCACTTTAGTTCGTCATTTAGCTATGTTGGATGCGATATCCATACTAGAGGAGCACTTCGCCATTGAGAATGGCAAGAGGATTAATACAAAAGAGACAAATCTAATTAAATCTATTCTCCGCCGAAGGACAGTGAAGAAGCCTACTTCCGCTTGAACCCTGTCTCGATACGTCTGAACCTAGCAAGCCAGACGTAGCTAGCTAATGTGTTAGCCACTCGGTTGACGTGACTCTCAGTCCACTCCGGTTCACAGATGTGAAGCAGTTCGTGGATGAGCGTATTCAGTATCGCCTTCTGTCCTTGCCTCGGATCAATCTCAACCACTCCATCCGCCCAAGCCTGACCCATAGCGCGTTCTCTTCCGAGCTTGCGGAATCGTACCTTAATCTTTTTGGTTCGCCGCTTCCTCACAATAGTAGTGCTTCACGTTTCTAACGAACGATCCAATCTTAATCTTGTAAAGTCGCACCTTCCCCTTCAACTTCCCTTCCCTCTCCTTAACCTTCATCGTGTTGCTTAATCCATTCTTGGACATGCCAAGCATCACAGCTATTTCAGAAGCAGTCTTCCATCCCTTAGGAGCAGCATTATACTTCTCCAAAGCAACGTCCTTGTAGAACGCAGCCCAAGCAGCAGCTTCCTTCACATCTCTTCCACACCCGTCGGCAGCAGCCACTTGTTTCCGATTTGTTTTGCTTCCCATATCTGTTGACCCTCAGAACTGATTGCTCCGAACAGCCAGCCGTTAGACCACCTAGAAGTCGCTAGGCGATGCGATGCGTATGTCATGGCGTCTATGTTCGCAAGGCAACCTGCGGAGTAGCCCTCGGCCCCTCCCTGTTTGTTGGCAGCGGCTCTCTCAAGACGATGAAGATGGCCCATGATGCAGACGCCACCGTTGGTAGCGTAATGCTCTGCGTGTTGTTTCACGCTCAGGTTGTTCGCCGTAAAGCCGTGGACGAAGGTGACTTTGCCGCTGCGGAAGACGCCCTTCTCGATGTGGTACGGGAGCAGTTTTGCTTTATGGCGACCACAGAAGCTCTCCATCTTTTCAACGCCATCCCTAGCCGCCTGTCGGATAATACCGTGAGGGTGTGACTCAGCAGTGCGGCACAGACGATGTTCATGATTGCCTAACATGTACACCTTCTCGGCACTTCCTGCTGCGTTAAATAACTTCTCAAGAGATTGGTAGCCGGCAAGTGTGTCCGCTTCTAAATCTTCAAACGCATCCGACTCAGTAGCCTTGATGCCTTGACGAAGAGCGCGGAAGTCGAAGGCGTCTCCGAGGTGAACGAATAGGGAAGGCTTGTAGTGAGCCACAAACTTGACGGCAGCGTCAAGCGCAGACTTGCACACCAAATCTCCGTGGGAGTCTCCAACAGCGACAAACTTTTTCCAAGTAGCCATTCAGTTGTGGTGGGTTACTTCTGACGGTACTGCTTATGGAGGTTGACAGTATTGGTTATCTTAGCCAGTTGTCAACTGCAAAGCTTAGAACGGCATCCCGCGTCGGCGCAACTGAACCAGCGTAGCATCAGTAACAACGCCCTTGCGGTAAAGGCCTTTAACATAGTCCAACTGTTGGTCTTTGGGGATTCTGCTCAAGCGCGTCATGATGATGCCTGAGCGTTCTTCTGGAGGAAGCTGAATCAGAACCTCATCTTCTCGCGTGACTCCCCTAGACTTGCCTGTTAAGATTTCTTTAATCTTCTGAACCAAGTCAGGCTGTGTCCTTCCGTACTTTTTTGCAGCTTCCTGATAAATGTCGCTCAACTTCGCACCCTCTCGCTGATCCACGAACTTAACTGCTTCACGGCGACGGTCAACAGACCTATCGGCAGCACTTTGCCTTGCCTCTTCAATCAACTCTTTGTCTGCATCCTCTTTGTATCCAGAGCGAACAAGTCCTAAGATATTCGCAGGTCCGTTTTCATCGCCCTCAATCGGTTTATCGGGGAGAACCTTCCCAGACAACCCGCCAGTCAACCCGCTCAACGCCAAGCGCAACTTCAATGGAGACATTCCAAGGTATCCAGCCATTACCTTGATGTTCTCGTTGGTGCGCTCACCAAACTGTCTGTCAACAGAAGCTAACTCCATGAAGCGTGGAACAGTCTGTTTACCAGCGTAGAAGTCTTTCCCGGTCATATACTCTGCGAAAACTTTAAGTAGCGGATTAAGTGAGGCAGCAGCACTCATCATCTTCTTCTCTGCCGTATCTCCCTTGACGCTGAACGGGAGGATGCTCTCACTCGCACCAGCCAGCATCTCGTTGAAGTGCTTCTGGTCAGTAACCTTCGCGTAGGCCATTGCATCTTCAATGGATGATGCCATCATCTTAGTGATGCCGCGCTTCTGGATGCGGTAATACTTGCGAACCTTTTCGCCAGTAGCACTGGTGATGAGTGTGTCTGTTGGAATCATCCAGTAGTCTCTACGCTCGCTTGCAGATATCTTCTCGAAGTCATCCTCGTAATCCTTCGTGAGATGATTCAGCGCATACGCGGCTAGGGTGGCTGTGCCAACGAATAAGCCAGCGCGAGTAAGAGCCGCCCTAGCAGTGTCTCGCTCATGCTTAGTTGCTCCAGACTTCACGTTGTCCAGCATGCGCCCAATCGTAGAGGCGTTACCTTGAATGGTTGCGGGAACGAAAATGAGAAGCGTAGTAAGGTTTGCGGATTTAACAAGGCTACCGCCACGAAGGAAGTCGGGTGAGCCGCCGTAGTTGCGAACCTCTGCAATCAGGTTCATCGCATCCTCAGTCGTCATCTGCGAGATGTTGTTCACGCCTGCTTTGTCGAGGAGCCGCTGGAACACAGCGAGCTTTGTTGTCTCTTCAATCACTCGGCCAATATCGCCAATCGTGTTGAGGATGTCGCCTTTCCGACCGGAACGACCACCGCCTACTGCCTCGAAGGATGCCTGCAATCCGCCGCCAAGGACGCCTGCTTTTTGAGCGGCAAGGTATCCTGCTGGAGTTGCTCCGCTTCCCATGTTGCCGGCATAAGCCAGCTTGAACGCTTTCCACACTGCGAAGATGTAATTGATTGCATCCACGGGATTGCGAACACCCGCCTCAGACACAATCGCTGCGTTCGGCATGTCGGAGAAGAAGAAGTTTCTGAACTGGAACGGAATAGATGCTGTCGTTGCGCCGAAACGAACAAGCGCAGCCATAGCTGTAGTGATGTTGCTTAACGCATTAACAGACCGTGGGATTGCGGCAACCGCTGCGGCAACATCTTTGTGAACTACGATTTGTTTGAGTTTACCCTTAACCAGAACGCTAATTGCGTCCTCTCGAATCAGAGCCGTGTCATCAACGCGAGCTAGCTCTGGGGCGTTGGCTTGTTTAGCTAGTTCATAGAGGTACAGGTTAGCCGTATTGATGTCCGCTCTGGAATGAACCTTTGTGTAGTATTCCAGTGCAGCATCAAGTGCCGGTCTAAGCTTTGCGTCAGGATCCTGCTGCCCCTTAGCACTTGCCAAAGGTGAGTAGCCACCTTGTCCGTCAGCAGTGCCGCCTCTGCCGCCACGTTGCCCGACTTCAGTTTTGATGAACGGAGCGTAGAAGGCATTAGGGACTTTCAGCTTGTTGTATTCAGCCTCAGTAATTAACTGTGACTCAAGCATCACATCTAGCATGGAGTCCATCGACTGCTTGTAGATTTGCAGAGATTGGCGTACACCAGCCCAATTCCCAGACTGAATCAAGTCAGTCCTGAGCTTGTCGATGTTCGAGTCTACGTCACTCTTGGTCATCTTCCGCCCGTTGTTGAACGTGTCTATCCCATTTGCGATACGAGTCCCCGCTGCGAAGAAGAAGACCAACTCAGAAAACTGCTTCTCAACACCCAAGATGAGAGGATTAATCTGCTCGGACAGTTCTGTGAATCGAGCTTCAGCTTTGCCCCGGCTTCCAGCAACAGCCTCATACATTCTAGCAAGGCGGAACTTAATCTTGTAACCGCTAATCTTCTCAGCCAACTTGCTTTGAAGAGCGTCAAGCGGTGCGAATCTTGCGACTAGAGCCGCCTTTATTTTATCGAAAGTGGTGACTGGACTGTCCTTGAGATTCTCCGCATCAAACACATTCGTTCCAGTTGGCGGGACTGGAGGAGTAGGAGCAGGCGGAGTGGCGGCTGGCGGCGCGGGCGGTGCGGGCGGGACTGGAGGAGCGGCAGTAACCACTGGAGCAGCAGCGGGAGCAGGGCTTGCCTTGCTCCATCTTGCTCTTGCCTTGCTTGCCTCATTTGCTGCTTTAGCCGCTCTACCATTAGCTTTCCGAGCGGCGGAATTTGCTGCTTTAACTTGAGCTTTGAGAGCGTTGATTTTCTTGTTTAACTCACTAATCGCTTTCTTCTCTTCCTTAGTCTTCTTGGCATCTACCACACTCTGCATTGCGGGAGTTGCAGCAGCGGTCGTGGGAGTGGTGGGGAGTGGTTCCACTACCTTTCCGCGAGAATAAACAAGATCGTGTTTACCATCCCCAATATGCTTATAAATATCAACCTTGCTACCATCAAGTGAATTTACAAAGTTGCCAGACTCATCGGTTGGAAAAAAAGTCCTACCCGGAGAGTGTCTGCCAGTTTGTGATGTTTTTAATGGTCCTGACGTTGTAATGATGTAATAATTTGGTGCTTCCTTAGAGTAGGAAAGTTTTGCCTCTCCTTTGCTGAACGACGGCCACGCAGTTGGCCGCCCGCTAAGGTTAATCTTTCCGGGTCTATCAAGAGCGAGATCCGACGTTGCAACTGACCTAACTATCCCTGTTTCGACAATATCAGCGAAAGCCTTGTCGCCTTGCACCACCCTGTAAAATGTTTGAGGGTCAGAAAAATAATCAGCCGTTACACTTTTAACCGCCCCCGTCTCGGCGGTGGGGGTGGCGGGAATGGATTGGGACAGCTCACCCGTCTTCGCTTGCTCGGATGGTTTATTCCTTAATTCCTTAACCCTCGCCAGATAAGCCTGTTTCTGTTCTACCGTTAATCTGTCAAGGATTGCGCTTTCTTCTGCGGTTAATCGTCCAGCTTTTGGATCTGTATCAGCAACTTTAACCGCGATTGATTCAAGATTAATCGTGGCAGACGCGGCGGGCTGCATCTCTGCATAGGAAACAACTTGGTCACTCCCGAAAGATTCGCGGAGCCGCTTGTTCTGTTCGAGCTTCGTGCCGCGTATGATGATTCCGTCATAGCCTTGAGCTTGAACGTAGGCTTTCAGGCGAAGTGTTGCTGGAGCGATGCCTTGAGGTTCCGTGTTGAAGAGACGGCCACTGCTGTTCAAATGCTGTGCGTCGGCTGCGTCCACCAAGGCGAACCACTTTGCGGTGCTGTCAATCACCAGCGGGTTTTTCAACTGGACTTTTACTTTGGCGACAGTGCCGAACACTTTCGCGTCGTTGTTGGAGAAGGCGTAGTAACTGCCCGGCCCGAGGATTGGAACAGCCCTGCCTTGAGAAACCGCTTCCGCGCCATAAACCGCTTCCGGTGTTGCGCCGCGACCCTGAAACATCTCTTGGTCGAACGCCGCCACATTCCCCTTCGCCCCTGTTCCGGCGGTAGGGACTGCCGGAGTGCTAATAAATGGGATTGGGGCTACAGCAGGGGCAGTCGCGGCAGCCTTTCTCGGCCAAAGTTTAGGAATGAGGACTGGACTGGATTCATCCGTTTTCTTAGAAACAATTTTCTTTATCTTGGCCTTAACGCTGTTCGCAGCAGCGATGGCAGCCTCTGGATTGGTTTCTCCAATCTTGTCCATAACCCAGCTGAGGTATGCTTTATGCTGGGCAGAGTCTTTCTTTGAGCCAGCAACGATATACAACGCACGCTCAATGTCTGACTCGAAGTCGAGGGTGAAGTTTAGGGGGCCATATCCGAATCTTGGGTTAGCTTTCGCAAGGTTCCTTGGCAGCTTAGGGTCTGCGTCAAGGTTGACCGCTGGCTGCGTCACATCTCCAGCAAGCATAGCAGCCTCGAACTTTGCTTGAGTAGCCACAGTAGCCTGTGCTGGCGTTTGTGGGACTATCTGGGTGCGTAGAGCGACAGCGGCTGCAAGTGCCTCATTTGCTATATTAACTTGAGCATTGGCAGCGGCAGCAGTTTCATTGGCTGTGACAAGATTGGCATCTGCGGTAGCTAAAAGTTCGGTATTCTTATTATTAGTAGCTTCAGCAAGAGCGGCTGCGTGAGAGATTACTGGAGGCGCA